CTGGAAAGTTTTGATACTGAAGAATCATTCAAGGAAACCCTTGCTGATGATGCAGGTTATACAAACGTAGGTTACACCATGAACGGTCTTGAATTACAGTTCCAACCAGACTTCGGTGAAGTACAGGTTGACCAAATTCTTGACGTTGCTAAACTTTACAAGCAGGGCATGCAAGTAAATCTTGCAACTGCTTTTGCTGAGGCTACCCTTGAGAATCTTCTTTTGGCTCTAGCATTTAACTCAGATGAACTATCTGGATCAAAGGCATCTAACGCAGGACAGGTTTTAAACCTATCTGCAGGAGATATCGGTGAATGTCCAGTAGAGCGTGGAATTGTTGCAGTAGGACCTGGTACAGGTGATTGTATTGACTCTCCATTCGTGGAACGTGTTTATACAGCATACCGTGCTTTGTCAATTGAAAACGTAACAGTTTCAGCAAAGCGTGATGAGGCTTCAATGTTTGAAGTATCATTCCGTTTATTACCAGAAGATACTTCAGGCTCATACGGTAAGATCGTTGATCGTACCTTCGGAGAATTATTATCTTAATAGTTTAACTATTCTACATAGCCCATGTCTTCGGATGTGGGCTTTGTTGTTTTATGATAGAATAGATTTTATATGGCAACTACAATATATAAAAGCAAAGTGGTTTATTTATTTGATGGTACAGAATTAGAAATAATACCATTAAAAATAAAATATCTTCGTGATTTTATGATAACATTTGATAACATTAAAAATACTAAACATGATGATGAAGCAATTGGCGTATTGGTAGAGTGTGTCAGAGTATGTATGAAACAATATTATCCTAAAATTGCGGGTACCGTTAAAGATGTTGAAGATAATATAGATATGCCAACAATTTATGATATTTTAGATATTGCTGCTGGAATACGTATTAATAAAAAGTCACAAGAGCCAGTTAAAGATCAAGCAATAGACAGCGGGCAGACATGGGAAAATCTTGACTTAGCCAAACTAGAGTCTGAAGTATTTTTACTAGGTATATGGAAAGATTATCAAGAATTAGAAACTTCTTTATCAATGCCAGAATTAATGGCAACCTTAGAAGTAAGCCGAGAGTTAGATTATACAGAAAAGAAATTTTTGGCTGCAATTCAAGGCGTAGATTTAGACGGGGAAACAAATAAAAACAAGGGTCAAAAAGAATGGGAAGATATGAAAGCCAGAGTATTTAGTAAAGGCGCAACAAAAGATAGCAATGATGTCTTAGCCTTACAAGGTGTAAATGCACAAAAAGCAGGGTTTGGCATAGGGATGGGTTTGGATTACGAAGATCTAACAAAATAACCTCTTTATGCTATAATTGACATAACCTATAGGAGGAAATAATGGCGACAACCACGCATGAGGCTGAACAAGTCACCCTCATTGATGGAACAAAAATAACAGTTCGCCCGCTAAAAATCTCTCTTCTTCGTCCATTTATGAAGAAGTTTGAAGGGGTGGCTAAGGTTGCAGAAGATAATGAGAAATCAATGACTCTTCTGATTGAGTGTGTACAAATTGCTATGGAGCAATACAAGCCAGAATTGGCTGGAGACATTCAAAAACTAGAAGATCTTTTAGATCTTCCAACTGTGTATAAAATTGTTGAAGCAGCATCTGGCATTAACTTGTCATCTGTTACAGACATTCTTAATTCACAGGCATAATTATATATTAGAAAAGGTGTGATAAATGGCTGATGTTAATGCTAATATTGGCGTCAGTATAGATACGTCTGCAGCGTTAGCACAGTTAAAGGCTTTACAAAGACAGATATCTCAGTTTCACTCTTCTATCGCTAGGTCTAGCGAATCAGCAGCACTTTCTCAAAGATCTCTGCAGAAAAATTTACTTAGTAGTATTAACTCTATTGGTGCTTTTTCTGCAGAACTTAGAACAGTTAAAACAAGTGCAGAAACTTTTACCAATTCTTTAGAAAAAAATAAATTTTCAATGCGGGAGTATTTCCGCTATGCTGGAGCATCCACAAAAACATTTGGAAGATTATTTAAATCTGAGTTTGACACAATTGGCAAGGTATCAGAAGAACGTGTAAAAACACTACAAACTCAATATATTAAAATGGGTCGTAATGCTAGTGGAGCAATGGAAGCAATTGCTATTAGACCCACCAGCCTTAATATGCAAGATCTTGGTACAAAAATATCCATAGCCGCACAGAAACAAGCATTATTTAATCAATTAATGAAGCAAGGATCTACCAATTTATTAAACTTTGGTAAAAATACACAGTGGGCTGGTCGCCAGTTGATGGTTGGTTTTACGCTTCCACTTATGGCAGTAGGAGCAGCAGCAACAAAAACATTTATGGAGATGGAAGCACAAGCCATCAAATTTAAAAAAGTTTACGGAGATTTATTTACACCAAAAGAAGAAACACAAGAAGCCCTAGATAATATAACACAACTTGGAAAAGCATTTACCCAGTATGGTGTTGCAGTTTCAACGACTGTTGGATTGGCTGCAGAAGCAGCAGCAGCAGGTTTTTCTGGATTAGACCTTCAACGTCAGACAACAGAAGCGACACGACTATCTATTCTTGGTCAAATTGATAGTCAGCAAGCACTTGAAACAACCATTTCTTTGCAAAATGCTTTTGGAATGTCTTCAGATAAACTTGCACAGTCAATTGACTTTCTTAACGCAGTAGAAAACCAAACAGTTGTATCACTTGATGATATCACTATTGCAATTCCAAAAGTTGCTCCAGTTATTCAACAACTAGGTGGAGATGTAAAAGATTTAACATTCTTTATAGCAGCAATGAAAGAGGGCGGAATTAATGCATCAGAAGGGGCTAACGCACTTAAATCTGGTCTTGCTGCATTAATTAATCCTACTGGCAGAGCATCTGAAATGCTTCAGTCTTTTGGAATTAATGCTAGAGAGATTGTTGTAAAAAATAAAGGTGACCTTAAAGCAACCGTTATTGAATTTGCTGAGGCACTCAATGAATTAGATCCATTAAATAGAGCACAGGCTATTGAACAAATGTTTGGTAAGTTCCAGTTTGCTCGTTTGTCAACATTGTTTGCTAACGTAACAAAAGAAGGAAATCAGGCTGCTCGTGTTCTTTCTTTAGCAAATTCTTCTGTTGAAGAATTATCAAGTTTATCTGAACAAGAATTAGGAATGACTGCAGATTCTGCAATGAATAAATTTAAGAAAACAGTAGAAGATTTAAAATTAGCCTTAGTTCCAGTAGGTCAAGCATTTTTAGAGGCAGCAACTCCAATTCTAGAGTTTGTCGGTGGAGTATTAGAAAAATTTGGAAATCTTTCAGCAGGAACTAAAAGATTAATTACAGTATTAACAGTTGGAATAGGTGCTGTTGGACCTATATTCTTAATGACTTTTGGTTTATTGGCTAACTTGTTGGCTAACGCAGTCAAAGGTGCAATGATATTAAGACAGGGATATTTGAGATTAAGCGGTCAATCAGAAATCTTAGGTCAACAAACTCAATATTTAAATAGTGAACAACTAGAAGCAGCAGCAGCAGCACACTCACTAGATCAATCACACGCAAGATTAACACAACAGTTTACTGCTGAAACAGCAGAACTTCAAAAATTAATTGCAGCATATCAAAGTGCTACTAGAGCAGGTCAATCGTTCATGTTTAATAATCCTGGAATGATGATGCCAGGAAGAAGTCCAAAAAAATTAGCAAGTGGTATCGTTTCAGTCCCTGGACCAAAAGGAGCGGGAGACATTGTTCCAGCAATGCTATCTCCAGGAGAAGCAGTTATTCCAGCAGAATTTGCCAAAAAATATGCACCGTTAATTCAGGGTATGGTTGCTGGAAATATTCCTGGATATAAAGATGGAGTAAGCAGTCTTTATGGAGGACAAGAAAGAAATCTAGCACCATATACAATGTTTGCTCCAGGAAACAAACCAGGTGGTTTTGGAATGTCTCCAGAATTTTTAGAAACTAAAGGATTTTCACAATCTCTAAGAAATACAGCAGTACAGGCTGGCGCAATTGAAGGCAACATGAGATTAACTAAACAAAAAATTCTAGAAATGGCAGATGAAGTTTCTCCATACACAGAACAAATAACTACAGAATTAAGAACTGCTGCAAATGAAATGTCTAAAACTGGAAAGTCTGCAAGCCATATAAGTCAATTATTTGAAAAAAGAAAAAAAGAAATTGAAAAGATATTATCTAAACTTTCTGCAACTGGTCCTACTGGAGCAGGAATGGCAAAAGGTATCAGTTCTTTTGCATATCCTACAGATGCAGATATAATTTCTGGAGGAAATGTTAGAGTACCTGGAGTAGATGTTGATGAAAGTGGAAATGTTGTAAGGGCTGCACCAAGAAGTGTAAGAACTGGAAAAGCAAAAAGATTCCAAACGGGTATTAAAAGGGTTACAGGAATGTTGCCATTAGACACATCAGAAAAACTGACCAGAGCACATGTAGTCCCAGAAGAAAGAGTAATTGCTGGAGGAATAAGACCTCTTGCTGGAGGAGTTTTAGGACTTTCACCAGAAAAACAAATAAAAGCAAGAGTAGAGTTAGAAAAAAGAAATGCAACATTATCTAAAAAACTTGGAATACAGAGTGCAAGATCTGCAATTGAGGCTACAGAAAAAGAAGCACAAACATTTTCTCCATCTAGAAAAACAATAAAAATTGGACAAGACATTGCCCGTGGTTTAGAAGTTGGAATGACAGATAGACAAGATGATGTGGCAAGAGTAGGGACGACTTTGGCTAACGCTGCAGTTGGTGGAGTTAGAAATGTTCCATTTAGAGCACCAGGACAACCAGGTTATGTAGCATCAAATGCACCCAAGTCAGCAGGAATTCCATTGTCACAAATAACGGAAAAGGCAAGAATTAACAGAGAAAATCTTTTAAATATTCAACAACAAAAACAATCACAATTATTAACGACATCTTCTCAAAAATTAGGCAATTTAAATAGTAAAATTATGGGTGGCACATTTGCTTTAACATCTTTTGCTGGTATTGCTTCAATGGCTGGTGGAAATTTAGGAAAACTATCAGAGGCTATTTTTAAAATTAGCGGAGTAGCATTTGCATTTTCTAGCATATTACAAATACTTCCAAAAAGTTTGCTTGGTTTTATAGGTAAGTTTAAATTTGCATTCGGCGGTGCTGCCTTAGCGCTAACCGCTGGCATAGCAATTATTAAATTTGTTAATTCACAAAGAGAAAAAGAAAGAAAACAATTAGAAGCATTTGGCGATGCTATAAAAAATAGCACAAAACAAGTTGAAAGTTTAGGTGAGTATTTTGGAGTAGTTCCTACAAAAACTGGACTAGAGAGTACTAAACCACAACTAATTCTTGATAAAAATACAAGAGAGTCATTAGATAAATTTAAAGCATCAGACACATTTAAAGAATTTGCATCTACAATAGAGGCTGTTTCAAAATTATCAGATACTGATGCTGCAACAGCATTAAAAACAAGAGGTCAAGAATTGCTTGGAAAAGGATTTTCTAAAGAACAAGTTTCTTTAATACTTAGAGGAATTCAAGAAGAGGCTGGAAAAACAAGTTTAAAGATTGATTTTAGAGATATTGATGTAGACGCATTAAACACGGAATTACAAACTGAACTTGGCAGCAAGTTTTCAGCATTACCCAAATTTATTAGTGACAATCTTGAAAGACAAATGGTTTTAGAAGCAGATGGAAGATGGTATTCAAAACTAGTTCCTGGTAAAAAAATAGAAGCAGAGTTAAACAATACAGGAGCAATGTTTAAAACATATCTTAATGGATTATCTGGAATGTTTAAAAATGGAGTAATAAGTGGAGAAAAGTTTAATTCAACATTTGCTAAAACAATGGATACTTTAATAACACAAATTCCAAATGCAAGACAACAAACTTTATTATTAAATGCAGCATTAAATCAAATGGACTCAGAACTTGCTAAAAATGCTATGCAGATAAATGATGTTAAAACTAAAATATTACTTCTACAGGCAGCAGCCGTTGGAGCCACAGTCTCAATGGCAGCACTAGGTGCTTTAAGAATTGCTGCAGATAATCCGACATCTGCCGAAGATCAAATAAGAAAAGGTGCTATAGAGGCTGACATTAGAAGAGCAATTGCTGACGCAACCAAACTACAAGAACTTGCAAATAAGTCATTAAATAATTCATTTAAAGATTTAAACAATACAGAAACAAAAAAAACAAAAACACAACTTGATGTATTAAAACAAGCACAAGAATATATACAACTTCAAGAGCAGTTAATTGATATGCAAAATGCTCCAAAACTTAAAGCATATAATGATGAACTAGAAAGACAAGAAGATTTATTAAAAAACATAAATAAACAGATTGATTCAATTACAGAAACAGCAATTAGTCCAATTGAAGCAAAAATTAAATCGAATGCATACTTAATAGATCAAATAGCAATTAAAGAAGATGAAATTAATGAAAGATATAACTTACAAATTGATGCATTAAATAAAATTAGAGATATCAATGATGAAATTGCTGCTTCTGAAAAAGAAAAATTAACTCTTGCAGATGCATTATCTCGTGGAGATATTTCTGCTGCTGCAGTAATTGCCCAAGAAGCAAGATCAAGACAGGCAGCATTTATTAATGAAAGAATGCAAGGTGCTTTAACAACATCACGAGATTCAAGAATTAATCTACTTGGTAGAAATGCATTAGAAAAAGAAAACAAGCAATTACAACTTGATATTGCTACCATTCAAAACAACCAAATAGAACCACTTAATCTTCAAAAAGATGCTATTCAAAAAAATATTAATGCTCAAAATGAAATGAAGTTTGCATTAGAAAAAACAATTGAAAAAAGAAAAGAAGAAATTAAATATTTAGGTTTAACAAAATCGCAAATAGATGAAGCAGTTAAGGCTTTAGACCTTGCACAAAATGAAAACATAAATATTAAAAGTGATTCATTTTTAACTAATGCTTTAAGAGGAGCACTTGGTGATACAAATGCATTAAAACGGGCTTTAGACGAAGTTGCTAAATCAGCAGCAAGTGCATTTAAAACTCCATTAGCAAAAAAAATAACAGGTATAAGTACGGCAGCCAGTTTTACAACACCAATAGATCCATTTGAATCTGGTGTTGATCCAAGACTCGGTAGACAATCAGCAAAAGAAGAACCATGGTGGGGCTATCTGGCCAAAGGTGGGATGGTTCCTAAATATTACGTTGCTGGAGGATACTCTAAAGGCACTGATACAATTCCAGCAATGCTTACCCCTGGAGAATTTGTTGTTCGTAAAAATGCTGTTGAATCATTTGGAGTAAATAATCTTAATAAAATAAATGATGGCTCTTACGGTGGGTCTTCAGTGTATAATTATAGTCTAAATGTTAATGTTAAATCTGATGCAAATCCAAACGATATTGCAAGGACTGTTATGACACAGATTAAACAAATTGACAATCAAAGAATTAAAACTCAAAGAGGGGCATAATGGCAACCGCAGCATACGTTTTAGGCAGAAAGCGATATCAGAGACCACAAGGAATTCTTTGGTCAGAGAATGCTGGAACCCTAGTAGACGGTCTTTACGTGCCAACTGGACAAGAAATAGGGGCAGATCCAGCCCTTACCGCAGGTGGCGTTGATCAATTTTTAATGTTGTCAGATCACAACAGAAGCGATATGTCTTTTAATACTGAGAGAATTGAAAAACGTGAAAGAACTATTAATGGTAGGATGAGGTCTTATCATATTGCAGATAAATTAACTATGTCAGTATCTTGGAATAATTTACCATCCCGTGCTTATTCTGAGTTAGCAGACTTTGGTTCAACTGGCTTTTCACCAAATAAAAATACAACTGGAGAATTTACTTCAGATGGCGGAGCAGGTGGAGTAGAAATATTAGACTGGTACGAAAATCATCAAGGTCCATTTTGGATGTTTTTAGCATACGATAAATATAAAAACTTTCCAGTTAACGGAGAAATTACCAACGCATCTTTTGGACATCTTGCTCAATACAACCAAATTATACAAGTGTATTTTTCTGATTTTAATTACAGTGTTGTTAAACGTGGGGCAACAAATCACGATCTTTGGAATATTTCGGTAACACTGGAAGAGGTCTAACTTGTTTGTTAGCGAAGCATTAAAAACTCACTTTGAAACATCAGCAACAATTCAAACAAAATCTTTAGTTACTGCTGAGTGGAACATGAACATGCCAGATAATATTTTTTATGTTGGTAATTACAGGTACAGACCAATTGGGTCAGAAATAAAATATAGAACATTGCCATTATCTTTTGATCAATTAGACGAAGGCGATTACTATACAGATGCAACAGACTCTGAAATATCTATAGATGGCGGGGTAGATAATCAAGACTTGCCTCAACAATTTACATCTATAGAACAAAAACGAAAGTTATTATATTCATTAGAAGACTGCCTAAAACCATTTAGACCAAGATCAGGAATCAACAAACCTTTATTTTTTTATAATAATAAACAATATCTAGCAAACTCTGGAGCATTTTTAGCACAAAGACCAAGATACTATATGTCTTCTAGATATGATCAATTTAAATACTGGAACTCATATAGAAAAGAAAACAACGTAGAGCGTGGAATTGCAAGAAATATCTTAAATGGTTTATTTTACATAGACGATGCAGTTCCTTTTGTAGTATACAAAGAAAACGTTCCAGCCAATAGAATTGTAGTTAAGGTGCAAACTAACGTCGGAAGCGTAGACTTAACTAATCTTATTAGTTTTTCATCAACGACCCCAGACCCACTTTATGGAGATGCTAATAAAACAACACCAAAAAGATGGAAAATCCAGTATCTAAAAAATAATAATTGGGTAGATGCTTATTCTTTTAATGAAAATTCAACAAGGGCAGATGGTAGCGAAATAATTCAACCAGATGGTTATGTGGAGTTAGAGTATGGCTTAATAATTCCAGATCGTTTTGTTAATAATTTTGTGTTTGCAGAAACTTACTCTTCTGAAACTCTTCTTCCAGAATCATCTGTAAATGGGTATGCATATTTAGTTAGACAAAACGAATCAAGCATAGGATCTTTTTATGTTTGGAATGACAATTTATCTACTTACGAAACATTCACACCAGATTATGGTTGGAAACTTGGCTCTGAATCAATTGTTTCACAAACTAATTTTGTTAAAAATATTGCATCTCCAATAGGTTTTATTGATCCAGTTAGTGCAGAGACTAAGTACAGAGAGTTTGAATATATTCGTGGTATTAGAATTGTTGTAGAGTTAATGAATAAAAATGAGTCTACTTTTGACTTAATCGAAATGTCTCCTAGATTAGTGGTAGATATATCAGATGATGTTATTGAATACAAAGTAAAAAAGTCTCTTTCTGATATTGGTAACACCTCTTTACCAGTCGGTCAATTGTTAGCATCTACTGGATCTATTTCCATATTTGATACTGAGCAAGCCTTTAATCCCAATAATTTAAATAGTATTATTAGCAGTTATTTAAGAAAAAATATTAAATTTAATTTTTACGAGCAAGTATTAAATGTAGTAGGTTCAGATTATTTTGTACCAATAAAAACTTTATACTCAGAAGGAATGCCACAATCAGATGTAACTGCTGGAACATTAACTTTAGAATTAAGAGATTTTTATTTCTTTTTAGAATCAATGCCTGCTCCAAGAATGCTCGTTACAGAAGTGTCATTAAGTTATGCTATATCTCTATTGCTTGATTATATTGGTTTTACTAACTACTCATTTAAAAGAATTGAAAACGAAAACGATCCAATTATTCCTTACTTTTTTATTGCTCCAGATCAAAATGTTGCAGAGGTATTAAATCAACTTGCAATATCAACACAAACAGCAATGTTTTTTGATGAATATAATAATTTTATAGTAATGAGCAAAGACTACTTAATGCCAACAGAAGATATGAGAAACACTGACATACAGTTGCTTGGAAATAATAATCAATCTTCTTTAGGTATTATTGAAAATCAAACAACATCTACTATACCCAATATTATTGCTATAAGTAGCGAAGATAAAAAAATATTTAATGATGGAAAAATAAACTATACAGCCAGGTATATTCAAAGATCCTACGGATCTATTAGACAGTCCTCTATGATTGATAAAGAAAAAACATGGATATATAAACCAGTTCTGTTATGGGAAGTATCTGGAACTAATTCAACAAAAACTGTAAATGAGTTAGCATCAAAACAAGGCAATTATGTTTTAGGGGCAATGCCATTAAACTCTGACTTGTCTATTGAATTGCCAACGGTAGTTGGTGGAGTAGTGACAAATAATATTATTGACATTGGAGAAAACGTATACTGGTTAACAAGATATCAGGGCTACCTATATTCTAATGGTGAAATAATTAGATATGATGCAGCACAATTTAATATTACTGGAACTGGAAACGTTTGGATTTCAAATAATCAAGAATATCAAAAATATTTTGCATCGCTTCCATTTAATGGAAAAATATATCCAACTGGATTAATTCGTATTTTTTCAACACCATATTATGAATCAGTTGATGGCATTACAAGATTACAACCAGGAGCAGTTTATGAGCATGGTCGTGGTCAATTTGGCACACAGGTTGCGCCACATTTCGCTGGAATAAATTCTTATTGGTCTAACAATGACAATGTTCGTGGATGCAACATGAAATCACAATACCTTTTTACAACAGAAGTTAACCCCACTTTACCAGCAACAATAGTTGGACCAGCAGGAATTGACAATACTTTAGCAAAAAGAACATCTAGGAATAGTATTATTAAGAATAGTATGGCTACTAGTTATTCTACAGAAACAGAAGTAAACAATTTAAAGTCAACTCAGTCTGGAACTATTCAATCTTCTGCTTTAATTATGAATGGGCCATCTTTTAAAACTACAGAAATACCAATTGACTTTGTTTCTTATGTTTATAAAAATTTAGATAGCGCATATAAACATTTTGGAACAAGAATTAGATTAGTAGGAAAAGTTGAAAATAGTGAAACTAGAAGTCAAACACCAATTGGAAGCATGCCATATTATCAAGTTAGTGGTGTTCAGCCAAACCAAAGCATAAGCATTGGAGGAGGCTCTGGCGGGCTAGCAGTAATGCTAAATCCAGAAACAAATAATGGATATTATTTTGAAATTATTGCTTTAACAGAAAATAATGTTGAGTCATATTTAAATTTAGATAAAAACAATCAATCCAATATATCAATTAATAATATAGTGTTTTATAAAATTAAAAAAGATAGTTTGCTATCCGATGCAATTCCAATAAAACTATGGGGAGGTCTTAGCAAAATTTTAGTAGATGATGGAAAATTTGCTGGACAGTATAGAGTTTCTGGAGAAGAAAATTCAACAGTATATGATTTATCGGTAGAATATCAGGATATAGGAAGCACTAGAAGATTTTTCTTATACATTAACAATCAAATAATTCAGGTGGTAGATGATCCAGATCCACTTCCAATTTACAACAATATGGCCTTGTTTACCCGTGGATCTTCAAGATGTATGTTTGAAAATATTTATGCTTTATCAGAAAACTACTCTCAAAACTCTAGCGCTTTAGTAGGAGAAACTTTGTCTTCTGCGTTTAACAATAAAGAAGTTAGCATTAATGAATCATTTAGAAAATATGCTATGAGCGGAATTATTCAATCAACTTATTTATCTGGAATTAGTGCTCAACAACCACCACAATATAATATGTATTTTGAAGAATTTGGGTCAATTATGCGTGAGTGTGCATATTTTAATATTAAGTATGATCGTGCATACCCAGCACTTTATGCTCAACTATCTCCAACATTTAATAGAATTAAAAGTTACACTACATCTGGATTCTATGCAGACTCTTACGGGGCAGAATTTTTAATTTTTAACTCAACAGATTCAGCAATTAACCTAGATGAAACAACTGGAAATTATTTAAGAATTCAAGGTATTGCATTTACACAAGATACCACCCATGAATTATCTGTTGATGAATATTTTAAAAAACGTGGTAACCTTTCAGACCCACCGTTTCAAGGTAACTCATTAACTTATTCTCCATTAATTGAAAAAGATAAATATGATCAAATTAAGTTAAGTAGATTAATTTATGGTAAAAACGAATTTTCAATAAATACTCCTTATATACAAACACAGGATGATGCAGAGGCATTAATGGGATGGATTATTAATAAAGTTATGACTCCCAAAAAATCTATAGGATTAAAATTATTTGCTATGCCAACATTGCAGTTAGGAGATATTGTAACAATTAATTATAAAAATTCAGATAACTTAGATCTAGTATCTCCTGAAACTGATAGGTTTGTAGTATATAATATTGACTACTCAAGAAACTCCAATGGTCCAGATATGACCGTTTATTTAAGCGAGGTATAAAATGTCAAACAGCCTATCACCTACACCCAATACACCATTAAGCATCAATCAAATGCTTTCATCTTCTAATGTAAACTTAATTAAAACCGCTACACCAGACATCGTATTGTTTGATGACGACTCAGTCCCAACAGAACAAATGGCTGATTTAATATTTGAAAATATTGGTGGACAAGAGTTAATTAATATAACAAGAAATGACACAATCAATGGTCAAAATATATCTTATCAGCCAATAAAAAATATTAGATCAATACAACAATCTTATAATTCAAATAACATTTTAGGATTACAAAAAACCTCAGACAAATATTTTTCTGGATTTTCAATTAGATTTGATCAAAAAACTCCAAATGAGGGTAATGGATTAAATGGTACTAACGTTTATGTTGACAACTCTGGCAACTTAGTAATAGAGGCTGTTGGTTTAAACAATGATGAACAACTTGAGGTTCAATTAAGCACCAGTGGTACAATATATACTATACAATTTGACGGGAATGAATCATGATAACTGATGCTGGAAAGTCCATTATTGGTAAATACCTGCTTGGTCAGTCTCCAGCCTATGCTTCATATATTGCTGTTGGCTGTGGTCCAATTCCATTAGATACCGCAGATACACAAGGTGATTTTTCTCTTAAAACAAATCTTGATTTTGAAATGTTTCGTGTTCCTATTTCTTCAAGAGGATTTGTAAAAGAAAACGGTATTGATAAAATTGTTTTAACAGCAGAATTACCAACAGAGGAAAGATATGAAATATCAGAAGTAGGCTTATACTCTGCTGGATCAAATCCATCTGCTGGTGCATATGATAGTAAAACAGTCTTTGCTTTTACTGCTGGAGAAAATTGGCAACACCATACCGCTGCTGCTGCTACTGAAATTCTTCCTTTCATAGCGCCATTAGATAATGAAGAGGATGATAATATTATTGCAGTTGCAGATACAGTTTTTCAAACAAATGCCGATAACTCAATATTTTTTAAAACATCTCGTGCAAGTAGATATGAAAGATCTAGATTTTTAAATAATATGATTTTAATTAGAGGTGATGAAGCAGATTTAACAATTAGCGAAGAAAGTGGTCCAACAGAAGATCATTTTGTAGTCGAATCAGGATCAAACCATATACATTTAACTGGACCACAAGTTGATTTTAGTAGAAACTCTCCTAAAGATGAGTTGAGATTAGCATTTTCTTTAATAAATAAAGATGGAAACTCTTTTGCAATTCCAGACACAATTAGAGTTTTGGTAGACTTCTCATCAACAGATGCTGGCTCTGGAGAGTTTGCAAGGTTTGAAACAGAAATAAATCATGCAGATTCTGGAAATACAGAATCAAGTCAAGATTTTGAAACAAATAGGTATTTTGTTGTATCAAAAGAACTACAAGAACTATATACAAGCGCAAACTTTACTTGGGATGCAGTAACAGTCGTTAAAATTTATGCCTCTGTTATAGATAATGGAAACCCATCAGAAGATTATTATGTCGCTTTGGATGCTATGAGATTAGAAAATACTCAAACTGTTAATCCACTTTATGGGTTAACTGGATACGCCCTTGTTAAAAATAACAATGCAGAAACAGTTATAAAGTCTCCTAATACTAGTAATTATATAGAATTTAGATTTACAGTTGGCGTCTCTTAATGTCTGACGCAGGTATTAAAAAATTAACTATTCCTAAAAGTCAACTACCACCTGTAGGAGATAATAACGAATATTCTATAAGATACAGAGTTATTTCTGAAGATAAAAACAGATACTCTCATTGGTCTCCAATATTCTTAGCAACCGCTCCAGAAGTTGAAGAGGTTGATGGTGAATTAATTGTTAGCGGAAATACTTCTACAGTTATTTGGGGGGATGAAAATACTAGGCCAAAATACGATATTTTTGTAAAATTTGATGGGGGTAGTTATGCATATCATGGAACTTCTCCAATTCACACATATAGTTTTATTAATACTGGCACAACAAATGTTAGAGTAGCCATACAGGTTGAAGGTATTAACAAAGTACGAAATGCTGAATTAACTATATTTGAATCAAGTATAGTTTCTTTGGTATAATTAAATAGGAGGAACAATGGCAAAAATACCGCTACCAGAACGTGGGCAACCACTAGATGTTACATATATCTATGAGTTGGCTAAAACTATTAATGATTTATCTACAGAGATTTCTTCTGCAGCATACAATTTTACAAGCATTGATAATGGTCCATCAATTAAAGAAACTATAAAAACATCAAATGCAAGAGTTGTTGGTGGATATGTAGAAATTTTTACAAATAGCATTGTAAGTGCGGGCAACGAAAGAGCATTTACTTATTCATTTCAAAATGATTTTAAATTCCCACCAATAGTTACAGCAACAGCATTAAACATTGGAAATACTGAGGCTGGTCAAAACGTTACAGTTGTTTTACAAAAACCAACTACCTCTAAAGTTGATGGGTTTGTAAGGTTTGGAGCATCTGGAAACTTGTCTCTTGCTGTTAATCTAATTGCCGTTGGCATTCCAAACTAAAAATTATTTATGCTTTTTTGTAAAAAATGTACTGGTCGTTTGTTTGTTGATAGACAATATACAAACACCCAACATATAGAAATATACTGCATTAGATGTGGCACTAGAAAATTTTTTCACCCACCTATGGAAAGCGGAGAGGGTAGATGGTTACTAGAAAAGGAATTATTGAGAGCGAAATTTACAATAACGACTCTGTAATAAAAGGAAGCAAAAAAATATGGTTTCTTAACGGAGATTTGGTAAGGCTATATCATAGTTCTAGATCTACTGGATTAGTTTCAGTATATAATATTACTAAAGATAGAATTGAAACTTGTTTGCGTACCGATTTTAGAAAAAATAGAGAAAAGGCTTATACGGTTGCTGAGACTGCTAGATTAATTAATCGTCATAGAAAGTATATGCCAACACTAATAAAAAAGGGTATTATTCCTTCACCAATAGGATCAAAATTAAATGGTCAAACAGGATGGCAAATAAGATCATATTATTCAGAAAGCGCAGTCCAGGTAATTCGTGATATACTGGCATCTATACATATCGGACAACCAAGAAAAGATGGATTAATAACAAATAATATGACGCCAACAAATCAAGAGTTGACACGACGAATGGGAAAAGGTATACTTACATATACAAGAACAGATGACGGAAGATATATCCCAATCTGGTCAGAAAATATTTAAAACAAGAAAAGGTGGGGTAATGGAAAACGAAAATACAAAAGTATCAGTAACGCTAGGATATACTCTTAACTTGGGTAACTTCCAGTCACTAAGAATTGACCTAGGAGTGGTCGATTCAAAGCGTAGCAATGAAGATGATAATCAAGCCTTTGACAGGGTTTATAAATTTGTTGAAGACAAATTAACAGAAAAAATTAAAGAAGCACAACTAGAGGCTGACGATACAAATTAATGGCTGAACGCAAAGACCGTATGGCTTTGCTTAGCAGGTATAGTAAATTGCACACAGCAAGATACGAGCAAAAGCCATCTTTAAATTTAAACGTAGAGCAATGGTCTTCTGATGCACTTATAGAATCTTATGGTATTTCTGAATGTTATGATTTACTTGAATATTATTTTAGTATTGCACAAGAGCCTAGTTGGAACTACTTTGCATATAATGCAGAAAAAATTATTAATAGTAAACTAGAGTTAAAGAAAGACATTGAAGAAAGATCAGAGCGCAGGAAATTAGCAAGAAGGTGGCTTAGTGAATAATACAGAAGCAAAAGTTATTTCGGCTTTATTACAAGATAAACAAATGCATGTTTTGCTACAAGCAAACGTAGAAAATCTTCTTAGAACGCATAACGATGTCTGGAACTTTATTCGTTTATACTTTGATAACAATAGCACGGTTCCACCAACGTCCCTAGTAGTAGAAAAGTTTAGAGATTTTCAGCCAGTAGAAAATGTTGGTGCTACTAAACATCATCTTGATGAATTACAAGTAGAGTATTTAAATGATAGTTTAAAAGATATTTTAAGATCTGCAGCAAGTGAAGTGCAGACTGGTCATGGCGCAGAAGCCCTTAATGGACTTATTACAAAAACCTCTGAGTTAAAGAAAAACACATCTGCTATTCGTGATATTGATGCAACCGACTTAGAATCTGCAATAGCGTACTTTGAAAAGATTAAATTACAAAAAGAAACTGGTCAAATTGGTATTAAAACTAACCTTCCAGGATTTGATAATTACCTACCTTCTGGAATTATGCCAGGACAACTTGGAGTATTTCTAGCCTACCCTGGCATTGGTAAGTCTTGGATGGCTTTATACTTTGCTGTTCAAGCATGGAAGCAAGGCAAATCTCCCTTAATTATTTCTCTTGAAATGTCAGAAACAGAAGTTCGTAATCGTGTATTTGCAATTATGGGTGAAGGTGTTTGGTCTCATCGTAAACTCAGCAATGGAGAAGTTGAACTTGACATGTTAAAAAATTGGCACAAAAATAAAGTTGAAGGCAGGCCAGAGTTTCATATTATTTCAAATGATAACGGTGGAGAAGTTAATCCTTCTGTAATTCGTGGAAAGATTGATCAATATAAACCAGACTTTGTTATTGTTGATTACCTACAGTTAATGTCTCCTAATCAAAAGTCTGACAATGAAACAGTACGTATGAAAAATCTTTCACGAGAACTTAAACTTATGGCTATTAGCGAAGAGGTGCCTATTATTGCTATCTCATCTGCTACTCCCGATGATGTTAAAGACTTGAGCAGTGCTCCTACACTTGGTCAAACTGCTTGGTCTAGACAGATTGCATATGATGCTGACTGGGTAATGGCCCTTGGTCGTGCTACTAATAGTGATATTATTGAGTGCGTATTTAGAAAAAATAGAAATGGTTTTATGGGAGATTTTTTAGTGCAGGTAGATTTTGACAAAGGTTATTATCGTTATAAGGATTACGAAGATGCCAAGTAATATTTATAGTAAAGAACAAATACAAAGAGTTCTTAACGGTGCTGGAACTGACATAGAAACAGAATTTAGTAATGACTTTATTATCTATTGCCCGTATCACAATAACACAAGAACTCCTGCTGCAGAAATTGCAAAAGATAGTGGTTTGTTTTTTTGTTTTAGTTGTCAAACTACAAAAAGTCTTGAAGAGTTTGTTATGTTTGTAACTGGCAGAACATATTTTGAAGCAGCAAGATATATAAAAAGTAAAGAAACTGAAACCAATATTGAGAGCGTAATTAATAAAGCCATGTATGCTCCACCAGACTTTGTTCAATATGATGAAGTATTAATTAAAAGATTAAACAACAGTGCACTTGAACTCCCAAGAGCAACAAGATACTATGCTAGCAGGTTTATTACTGAAGAGTCAATCAAAAAATTTGCTTTGGGATATTCAGAAAAACAAGACATGGTTACTATTCCAGTTCACTCACCAGACGGAATGACAATTGGTTTTGTTGGTAGATCTGTTGAAGGCAAGGAATTTAAAAATACTCCAGGACTTCCAAAGGGTAAGATATTATTTAATTTACATAGAGTTAAAAGTTCTAGTCTTGTTTATGTAGTTGAGTCATCTTTTGATGCTATAAGGCTAGACCAAATAGGATTCCCAGCAGTTGCAACACTGGGGGCTAACGTATCTGCATCGCAGATTAAACTGTTAGAAAAGTACTTCAATAATGTTGTACTTGTTGCAGACAACGATGAGGCTGGTCTAATAATGAAAGATAAGTTAATTGAAAAACTTGGTTCATTAGTCAGCGTAATTAACATAGATAAAAAATATAAAGATATAGGTGATATGGATGATCAGGCAATTAGAAACATTGAGTTTCAGTTTGACAAATCTATATCTTCTATGTTAAACTAAAAATAACAAAACGAAGGAGAAAAATATGAGCGTTATAAAGGGACTCAAGAATATAAATGCCCTGCTCGACAAGCCAAAATATGATGAAAACTCACCAAAGGTAAGATGGCTTAAACTTGCCGATGGTCAATCAGTAAAAATCCGTTTCATTGAAGAGTTAGATGAAGACTCTGCAAACTACAGTCCAGATCGTGGTCTTGCTCTTGTTGTTAAAGAACATACAAATCCAAAAGACTATAAGCGTAAGGCTGTAGATACAATGGAATCAGAAGGTCGTGACTGGGCAGAAGAAATGCATCGTAAAGATATGAAGGCTGGCTGGAGAGCACGTCTTCGCTTTTACTGCAATGTTCTAGTAGACGATGGCATTGAAGCACCATATGTGGCTATTTGGTCAATGGGTGTTAGCAAGCAATCAGCATTTAATACACTTCGTGAGTATGCTCTTGAAACAGGTAGCATATCAAACGTAGTCTGGAAAGTTAAGCGCAATGGGCAGGGTACTGAAACAAGTTATACAACCATTCCAGGAGCACCAGACACAGAGCCATTTAACTGGGCAGAAATTAAGCCTTATGCTCTTGAATTAGCATTAAAGAAAATTCCTTATGCTGAACAAGAAGCATTTTATCTTGGGTTTGATGGCCCAACAACTTCATCTGCTACTAACGTAGACTGGTAATAGATGAACTATGTAGGCTTACATGTTCATACTCACTACTCCCTATTTGACGGCATAGCAACTCCACAAGAGTATGTAGACCGTGCTAGCAAGTTGGGTATGACTGCCTTAGCAATTACAGATCACGGTACGCTCTCTGGTCACAGAGAGTTGTATCGTTCTGCAAAAGAAAAAGGTATTAAGCCAATTCTAGGTTTAGAAGGATACATGTGTTTAGACATATCCGATAAAAGAGATAAGTCTGAAAGAGAAGGTCAACAAGATCTTGTTTACAATCACATTATCCTTCTAGCCAAGAACCAAAAAGGTTTAGAAAACCTTAATAAAATTAGTGAAATTGCATGGACCGACGGGTTTTTTAAAAAACCAAGGTTTGACTTTGCAATACTAGAAAAATACAAAGAAGGTATCATTGTTACTTCTGCCTGTCCAAGTAGTGTAATTGTTAAAGCATTAGAAGAGCAAGAGTTTGCACTTGCTAAAAAACACATTAAATGGTTTAAAGATAATTTTGGTAGCAATTATTATATTGAAGTTATGCCACACAATACTTCAGAGATCAATAAGTCTTTGCTTGAACTTGCAGACGAGTTTAATATAAAGGCTATAGTTACACCAGACTGTCATCATTCAGATACCTCTCAGAGAGAGATTCAAGAATTTAAATTGCTTTTAAATACCCATGCAAAAATTAATAAAGATTCATCATATGAAAAGTCTAAGAAAAAAACAAATATGATGGAAAGATTAGATTATCTTTATGGAGAAGACAGACAAATTACATTTAATAAGTTTGACATTCACCTATTATCTTATGAAGAAATTAAATCTGCTATGGAATTGCAGGGTATTGATAGAGAAGACATATACTCAAATACACAACTACTAGCAGATACAGTAGAAGACTATGACATTAAGGATGGCCTAAACCTTCTGCCAGTTCAATACAAAAACCCAGACAAAGAGTTAAGAGATCTTGCTTTTACCTCACTTGAAAATATGAAACTTACGTCCTCTTGGGTTGGCAATGATTCTTATGAACTAAGATTAGAGGAAGAGTTGCAGATCATTAAAGATAAAAAGTTTGCACCATATTTCCTTGTAGTTCAAAACATGATTAACTGGGCTAAAAAAGAAAACATATTGGTTGGTCCAGGTCGTGGATCATCTGCTGGTTCTTTGGTTTGCTACACACTTGGTATCACAGACATAGACCCACTACAACATGGTTTACTGTTTTTCCGTTTTATTAACCCTGAACGTAATGACTTTCCTGATATTGACACAGACATTCAAGATACACGACGTGATGAAGTAAAAGATTATTTAGTTAGACAATATAGACACGTTGCATCTATTGCAACATTTTTAGAGTTTAAAGATAAAGGTGTCGTAAGAGATGTTGCAAGAGTTTTAAACATTCCATTGACAGATGTTAATAAGGTTTTAAAATTAGTTGATACTTGGGATGAGTATTGCACTTCAAAAACAACACGGGAGTTCCGTGAGAAATATCCAGAGGTAGAGATATATGGAGAACAATTACGTGGTCGTATTAGGGGTACTGGTATTCACGCTGCAGGAGTTGTTACTAGCAAAGATCCAATCTTTAGGTTTGCGCCGTTGGAAACTCGTTCTTCTCCTGGATCTGATAACCGCATTCCAGTCGTTGGTGTTGACATGGAAGAGGCTGAAAAAATTGGTCTTATTAAAATTGATGCACTTGGATTAAAAACACTAAGCGTAATTCAAGATGCAGTAGCAATGATTAAGCAAAATCACTATGAAGAAATAAATTTACTATCTATTGATATAGCAGATCCAAAGGTTTACGAAATGCTTTCTGACGGATATACAAAGGGAGTATTTCAATGTGAAGCAACGCCATATACAAACCTTTTAGTTAAAATGGGAGTAAAGAATTTTAATGAACTTGCAGCATCTAATGCTCTTGTTCGTCCAGGTGCAATGAATACTATTGGAAAAGATTATATTGCTCGTAAACATGGAAAACAGGCTGTATCATATTTACATCAGATATTAAAGCCATATACGGAGGATACCTATGGGTGCGTTCTTTACCAGGAGCAAGTTATGCAGGCATGCGTACACCTTGGCGGTATGTCCATGTCAGAGGCAGATAAAGTTAGAAAAATCATTGGCAAGAAAAAGGATGCTAAGGAATTTGATGTATACAAAGAGCAATTCGTTACTGGTGCTTCTGCCTATATTAGTCCCAATCAGGCTCGTGATTTATGGCATGACTTTGAAGCGCATGCGGGATACTCGTTCAACAAGTCTCATGCGGTTGCTTACTCTACGCTCTCATATTGGACGGCGTGGTTAAAATATTACTACCCTCTTGAATTTATGTTTGCCCTTCTTAAAAATGAAAAAGATAAGGACGGCAGAACAGAATACTTAATTGAAGCAAAGCGAATGGGTATTTCAATTAAATTGCCACATATCAATGATTCAGACTTTGACTTTAAGATTGAAGGTAAAGGAATAAGATTTGGTTTAACTGGCATTAAGTATATTTCAACCAACATTGCAGAAAAGTATATAGCAGCAAGACCGTTCAATTCATACAAAGAACTTGAAGAGTTTACCTTTACAAAAGGAAATGGAGTAAATAGTCGTGCATTACAGGCATTAAGGGTTATTGGTGCAGCGACCTTTCCTGATAATCCTAGAAATGATTTAGAGATTAAAGAAAACATTTATGAGTATTTAAATCTTCCAGAATTTAATATAACAATTCCATCTCACTATTACGCTTTTATTCAAGACATAGAATCTTTTGAAGAAAAAGGATCGTACATTTTGCTTGGTATGATAAAATCAATTAAACGAGGAAAAGGATGGTCAAGAGTTGAAATTTTGGACAAGAGTGGGTCTGTTGGTATATTTGACGATGAAGCAACAACTATTGAGACGGGTCGTACTTACTTGGTTCTTGCTAATGATAACAGGATTGTTTCTGCAATTCCTGTTGATGAAATAAAAGGATCTTCAAACGCTTTGGTTAAATTTTTAGGATATAAACAACTGCCATATAAAGATGAGGAAATGTTTGTTGTTTCTTTTAAACCAAGAATAACAAAAACTGGTAAAAAAATGGCTTCTTTAACACTTGCAGACACAACAAGAGATCTACATTCTGTTACAGTATTTCCAACATCATTTGCAAAAGCATATATGCATATCGAAGAAGGTAAGTCGTACAAATTTAGTTTTGGTAAAACCAAAGATGGAACAGTTATAATGGAGGATGTAAATGTCAGTTAGTATAGAAGATGTCTTGTCACAACTAGATCCTAGAATACGTAAAAGGTTGGGCACAGGAGAAGGTGTTACTTTTGATTATCAGCCAACACCAAGTTTTGGTCTTAATCGTGCATTAGGTGGTGGCTTGCCATACGGTAGACAAGTTCTTATTTGGGGTAGTAAGTCATCAGCAAAGTCATCCATGTGTTTACAAATGATTGCTCTTGCACAAAAAGAAGGAAAGGTTTGTGCTTGGATTGATTCAGAAATGTCATACTCTGAAGATTGGGCTAAACAACTTGGGGTAGATCCATCAAAGTTAATCTATTCACAAGCACGTACTATTAGCGATATGGTTGATGTAGGTGTCGGATTAATGAATGCTGGCGTAGATTTAATCGTAGTTGATTCAATTACCTCTATGCTACCCGCAATATATTTTGAAAAAGATACAGATGAAATGAAGGCTTTAGAAAATACAAAACAAATTGGAGCAGAGTCTCGTGATTTTAGCAATGCTTGGAAAATGCTTAACTATGCAAACAATAAAGTTAAACCAACTCTTTTAGTTCTTATTAGTCAGAGTCGTAATAATATTAGTGCTATGTATACTAGCCAACAGCCTTCTGGTGGTCAGGCTACTAAATTTTATTCATCTTGCATTATTAAGTTGTTTTCCTCTGAGTCTGACAATCAGGCTATTAAAGGTAAGATTAAGGTTGGCGATAAACTTATTGAAGAAAAAATTGGTAGAAAGATTCGTTGGGAGTTACAATTTTCTAAAACGTCTCCTGGATTCCAATCTGGAGAATACGATTTTTATTTCCGTGGAGATGATATTGGTCTTGACACTATTGGTGATCTTGTTGATACGGCTGAATCAATAGGTTTAGTAAATAGAACTGGCGCATGGTATCAACTTGATGATGGTACTAAAGTTCAGGGAAGAGACGGAATAGTAAATCGAATTAAAGAAGACCTAGATTTACAGCAACAACTAAAAGATAAGTTGAAGAATGTCTAAAGACTTTACAGTATATCCAGGAAAGTTTCCATGCAAAACGTGCCAAGAACAAGTGTTGTCATTAAGGTATTGGAGAGAAACTGGAGAAGCAACGTGGATGTGTTCTCAAAAACATATATCAAAAATAGGTTTAATACCACCAAAAAGAAAGAAAAAAGATTTTTCTAATGAGTGAGCGTAGCGAATCTAAAAGAATTGGGGCTAAGCAACATAAAAATTCTGGTCGTAACAATCAGAAGGGTGATGCAACATGGAGAAGTTTTGTCGTAGACTTTAAAGAGGTTAGTAAATCTTTTACATTAAATAAAGATGTATGGGCTAAGGCTGTAACTGATTCAATAAAATCAGGAACGGATAAGTCTCCAGCCATTATTATAATTTTAGGAGAGGGTAACACAAAGGTAAGGCTTGCTATAATTGAAATGGATTTATTAGAACAATTAACAGAAAAGGAATAAAATGACAGAACAAGCACAGGCAAATAGTACAACATTAGATATGGTTAATGGTTTAACAGAAATTGCTGACTACATGAAAGATGAAGAGTTAACAATTGCTTTAACAATGATTGCTAAGTTAATTATTAAACCAGATGTTCCTTTAAATGTTGCTACTGTTGAAATAGTTAGACTACAGGCAATTGCAGCAAAAATGTCATTTAGAGCCACATGGATGGCAAACGTAGATAAGTCTGATAGAGCAAAGAAAAATATTTATTTTACAGCAGCAGAATCAATTAAAGACCTGGTATCAGCACTTAAGTACATAATTCGCTAACCTGGTATACTTATATAAAACAAAGGGATAAAATGACAAAGAGTTTATTACAGCAAGTTATGCTTAAAAGTGTTTCTAAGAAAAGTACAATTATTGATTCAGATGCATTAATTGAAAAAATTAAATCTGGTTATATTGTTAACCGTGGTCCAAAGTTTCAGACAAAGAAAACTTTTGCCCCATCGACTATTGCTTATAGCCATGGGGAGTGTCCACGATATTGGTATTTAGCCTTTGATGGTGCTACATTTGAAGATAACGCTGATGCTTACGGTGCTGCAAATATGACTGCAGGAACACTATCACATGCCAGAATTCAAGACGCAATGATAGGTGCTGGAGTTGCCAAAATTTATAAAGATGATGATGGAAATCCAACAACAGAGTTTAAAATTAGATATGATGATCCACCAATCTTTGGTTATGGAGATGCCATGCTTGATTGGGAAGGCGAAGAAATTGTTGGAGAAATCAAGACAATGCTTAATGAAGGTTTTGAGTATCGTAAAAATTCTATGAAGCCTAAAACTGGTCACTTAATTCAATTATTAATTTATATGAAGATACTTGGAAAAAAGAAGGGAGTTCTTATTTATGAAAATAAAAATAATCATGAACTCTTAGTCTTACCTATTGAAGTAGATGATAATTACCGTGAATGGATTGATAATGCTTTTCAATGGATGCGTGAAGTCCGAAAGGCTTGGTTAGATCGTACACTTCCAGTTAAAAACTACCGTGCTAACTCAAAAATATGTAAGACATGTCCAATTAAAGCGACATGTGATGATGCAGGCACTGGTGTTCTTAAAATCAAATCCATGGAGGGGTTGATTGAAACTTTGTGAAAGGTGTAATAAAGTATTTACTCCTAAAGTAACTTATCAAATTTATTGCAGTGCTGAATGTCGATCATCTGCAACAAAAGATAAAATTGTAGAAAGATATAATTTAACTCGTAGACAAAAAAGAATTGGAAAAGTTAGAAAATGTTTTGGTGGTTGTGGCCAACAACTATCTATTTACAATGACTCTGGATTTTGTTCTAGTTGTAATGTAAGTAAAAAAGAAGTAGATAAAATGTTAAAAGAAATAAAAGGATTTTTTAATTATGAACAAGAATAGTCAGCCAGAAAAAGTGTGTTCTATTGATGCAAGCACAAATAGTCTTGCCTATGCAACATTTCATGGAGAACATCTAAAAGAATTTGGTAAGATTAATTTTGAAGGTAAAGATATTTATGAAAAAGTAATAGATGCTGGTAGAAAATCAAAGTCTTTATTTGAGCATATAGTAAATGTAGACGCCATTGTTATTGAGCATACTGTTTTTATGAACAGTCCAAAAACTGCTGCTGACCTAGCACTTGTTCAGGGGGCTCTTTTAGGGGCTGCAGGACAATCTGGTATTCGTACTATTGGGAAAGTGTCTCCAATAACATGGCAAAATTATTTAGGAAATAAAAAATTAACAAAAGAAGAACAACTGTTAATTAGGTCTAAGAATCCAGGAAAGTCACTATCTTGGTATAAATCTTTTGAAAGACAGTTTAGAAAAGAAAGGACTATAAAATTAATTGAAATTATATATGATAAAAGCATTAACGATAATGACGTTGCTGACGCTTGTGGTATCGGTCACTGGGCTATTAATAATTGGGATAAGGCTATAGGAGAAAAATAATGCCAGAATTAAATGCAAACATTCCACCCATAGAGTGTTATGTGCGTGGAAACTTTTTAAGAGATCAGATAGATAGCCATGATCAATATTTTCCTTGTGTAATTTTTGGTGTGGCTAGTGTTCAAAATCGTAGTCCATTGTTTCATTTTTTAATGGAAGATGGCGGTATATGGTGGAGAATGCCTATTAATGCTTTTTGTACTAAACCAGATGTTCCAGAAGAAGACATACATAATCTTGTTTTATGGAATTCTTTTAGTCCATTTGTTACTGTAACTAAATTTGCAAACCTTGCAAACATGAGTATAAATTATATGGATAGGACTAAAACAAAAGTTTCTGGTAAATACCTTTTTACCCTTGATTGGCACAATCCTGATTCTAATAGACTTGATGATGGATATTCAGAAAATCCAGGTCAACATAAATGTGGTCATGTGATACAAAGAGATGACGGTAATTTTGCTATACAGCCAAATAACAGGGTATTTTTATTAGAGCCATCATTTACTACTAAACCTGGAAAACCTATAATTAATAGGCTTATTAATACTAGGAAGTGGGATGTAGAAGATGCTTCTAAATGGATAACTGAAGATTCAGATAGTTATCATTATGATATAAATAATGAAGAAATTGACAAATAATCTTATGAGTGGTAAACTATATAAGTCAGAGGTTTGGCTTCGTAAGAGATATCTTATGGATAAAAAATCTCCAGAAGATATTGCTAAGGAATGTGGGGCAAGCGTAGAAACAATCTATGTATACCTTGCAAAATTTGGATTAAGGAAATCAAAACGATGAGTAAAACGCAGAAAATACTAATAGCATTTGGTCTTGCTAGTGCAGTTGGAATTACGTATGTATTAACAGCGCTAAAAGTATTACCAGAAGCATTAAGCATGGAAGATGATAAGAATGAGTAACAACTTGCATATCACAGTTGATCAAGTTAATCACCCAGTACATTATACAACTGATCCAAGTGGCGTAGAGTGCATACAAATTACTAGACATAGAAACTTTAATATAGGAAATGCTTTTAAATATTTGTGGAGAGCAGGATTAAAAGACGAAGCCAAAACAATACAAGATTTAGAAAAAGCAATTTTTTATATTAAAGATGAAATTAATAGACTAGAGGGTAAGTATAATGTCAACTGAGTCAGACTTAGTAAATCACCTTGATGAAGTAAACAAGGTAGTTGCAGAATATCTTAAAGGACAAGATCCAACAAAAATTTCTAAAGATTTAGATATGCCAAGAACTCGTGTTGTTTCATTGATTAATGAATGGAAGGTTATGGCATCTGCTAATGATGCTATACGTGCTCGTGCAAAAGAGGCACTTGCTGGTGCAGATGCACATTATAGTAAATTAATTACAAAATCTTACGAGGTTATTGATGAAGCGTCAATGACAAATAACCTTAGTGCTAAAACTCAGGCAATTAAACTTGTAATGGATATTGAAAAATCTAGAATTGAAATGTTACAAAAAGCAGGATTGTTAGAAAATAAAGAACTTGCAGAAGAGATGGTTCAAATTGAACGTAAGCAGGAAGTTCTTATTGAAATTCTTAGAGATGTTGCTTCTGAGCATCCAGAGATTCGTGATTTAATTATGCATCGCCTATCTGAAATTGCTAAAGAAGGAGAAGTGATTACAATTGTCCACAATGTTCAATGACTTTATTGAAGTATTAAAAGAAAACCAATTTGAAGAAAAGCCAGTAGACGTAAAAACATTTGTAGAATCTTCTGATTATTTAGGTCAACCACCACTATCATCTATTCAATATGACATTGTAGAAGCAATGAGTCAAATATACAAAAAAGAAGATTTACAGGATATATATGGTTCTGTAGAGGGTTCAAGATATTATAATAAATATACAAAAAATGAAATTATTTTACAACTAGGAAAAGGATCTGGCAAAGATTTTACTTCTACTGTTGCTTGTGCTTATATAGTATATAAATTGTTATGCCTTAAGGATCCAGCCAGATATTTTGGAAAGCCAAGTGGAGACGCAATAGATTTAATTAACGTTGCAATTAACGCACAACAAGCAAAAAATGTTTTTTTTAAAGGTTTTAAAAGTAAAATTGAAAGATCGCCATGGTTTGCTGGAAAGTATAATGCTAAAGCAGACTCAATTGACTTTGATAAGTCTGTAACAGTTTATTCTGGTCACTCTGAAAGAGAGTCGCATGAAGGATTAAACCTTTTACTTGCAGTTCTTGATGAAATTTCTGGTTTTGCATCTGAGGTTGGCACTGGAAACGAACAAGGTAAAACTGCAGAAAATATTTACAAAGCGTTTCGTGGATCTGTTGATTCTCGTTTTCCAGATCTTGGTAAAGTAGTTTTATTATCTTTCCCACGATACCAAGGAGACTTTATTTCCAAAAGATATGATGATGTAATTGCAGAAAAACAAACAATAGAAAAAAAACACACCTTTATTATGAACGAGGACTTACCACACAATGACATAAACAATCAGTTTGAAATTAGTTGGGAAGAAGATGAAATTATTTCATACAAGGTACCAAAAATATTAGCACTAAAAAGACCTACATGGGAAGTAAATCCTACTCGTAAAATAGATGATTTTAAATTAGCATTTTATACAGATTTGGGCGATGCAATGATGCGTTTTGCCTGCGTACCAACCTTTGCTTCAGATGCATTTTTTAAACAAAAAGAAAAATTAGAAAAATGCATGAATACAAGAAATCCACTAGACTCTTTTAGAAGGTTTGATGAAACCTTTAAGGCAGATCCAGAAAAAATTTATTACATTCATGCTGACCTTGCACAAAAACACGATAAGTGTGCAGTAGCAATTGCCCACGTAGATAAATGGGTTAATATTCAGGTTATTAAAGATTATGAGCAAGTAGCACCAATAGTTGTTGTTGATGCTGTGGCTTGGTGGGAGCCAAGAGCAGAAGGACCAGTAAATTTATCAGAAGTAAAACAATGGATCATTAACTTACGCAGAGAAGGTTTTAATATTGGAATGGTTTCTTTTGATAGATGGCAATCCTTTGACATCCAAAATGAATTGCAGGCTGTTGGAATTAGAACAGAGACTGTGTCAGTTGCTAAAAAACATTATGAAGACTTGGCAATGATGATTTATGAAGAGCGTGTTGCTATTCCTATGATCCCCATCCTATTAGAAGAAATGTCAGAATTAAAAATAATGAAGGGTAATAGGGTTGACCATCCACGCAAAAAATCTAAAGACTTGGCTGATGCGGTTTGTGGAGCGGTATTTGGGGCAATTTCTCATACAACAAAGACTAATAACACAGAAATAGAAGTTCACACCTGGAGTTCTGCAACAAAACTTGCAGATAAACAGCAACGTATGGTAGAATTAGATAATCGGGAAATGCCTAACGATGTTAAGGATTTCCTGGATAAACTAAACTTAATATAAACTAATAAGGAGAAGAATGAATTCATTTAAGAAAATCGCTTTAGTCATGGCTGCAGCCTTGTCTATTAGCACCTTAACTGCAACTCAGGCAAATGCTGTGCACAATGCAGACTCTCTTACTATTGATACAGTGTCAAGCACTATTTCAACAGGTGAGACTGCAACGGCAGTAGCAACGTTGTCTTTTTTGGCAGGTAATACTGGAGATACTTTAACAGTAACTTCATCAGTTGTAAGTCTTCCGACAGGCGCTGCTAAATTAGCAACTTTGTCTGTAAAAGAAACAACTAGCGCTGTAGTTGCTGTAGCAGCAGATGCATATTCGGCTGATGTTTCTTCATCAGTAAATGCTCTTACTTCAGTATCTACAAAGTTAAATGTAAGCCTAGTAAACCCAACGGTTGCTGGAACTTATGTTATTAAACTAACTCCATCTGTAAAGGGTGGCGGAGGAACATTAAACTCTTCTGCTGTTCTGTGGTCAGTTGTAGTTAATGCAGCAGATATTAAAGCATCTGCATCAAAGTCAACATCTATTATTAACTCTGGAGAAACAATTACAGCAACTGCTGACGCAACTGTTTTTGCTCCAAAGACAGTGTCTTCTGATGCTGCAGCAATTATTGTTGTAACACAAAAGAATGCTGCTGGAACTTCTGTTTCAGAGTCTTTGACAGCAACAGTTTCAGGATCTGGTCTTGTTGGTACTGGTTCAAACCATGCAACAATTTCAGCACTTGGTCGCTCAATTTCAGTTGCTGGTGGCAACTATATTGGTATATTTGCTGACGGTACATCTGGAGTAGGAACAATTACAATTACAACACAATCAGGTGTAGTACTTGGAACAGAGTCTATAACATTTTATGGCGATATTGCTAAGGTAGTAACTACTGTTAAGAAGCCTGTAATTGCTACAGGATCAAACGCTGATGCTATTTCTGCAATTGCTTATGATTCAAATGGTATAAAGGTTGGTGCTGGAACACTTTCAGCAACATCAGACACATTATCTATAGTTAATAACTCTGCAACAACTGCTTCAATCGTAAATGGTGAAGCACTATTTCCACTTACTGGTGTTGTAACTGGTAAGGCTGGAATTGTTGTAAAAAGTGGAACAATTGCTGCTGATACAGTAACTGTTCGTGTAGAAGGAACTGCATCATCTGTAAAGGTTGCTTTTGATAAAACAACATATGCACCAGGTGAGGCTGCAACAATTACATTATCAGTTCTTGATGCAAGCGGATTGGTTCTATCTGGAAAAACTAATACAAACGTATTAACAGATGGTGGAATTTTAACAAACTATGCATTTGGTTCAAGTAGCGATACTTTAACTGCAACATCTGTAACAACAGACGCTAACGGTGTAAAGATTTACAAAGTATTTATGCCAGCAGTAGAGGGTGCTATTAAGGTTACTGCAAAGGGTGGATCATTACTACCAACTGCTGGACAGGTGGAAGTATCTGCGTCAGCAACAGTGGTAAGTTCTGCTACAATTGCACTTACACAAATTGCTGCTTTAACAGCAACAATTGCTTCTCTACGTACCCTGATTGTTACATTAACAAACTTGGTACTTAAGATTCAGAAAAAGGTTAAGGCTTAAAAACTCCTTATAAAAATTGAGGGTAGATTAATTTCTACCCTCTTTTTTATTGCATAAAAATGATATAATAGTCTTGTTAGATATGGGGGCTAACGTAAAGGACCCCAAATTAAAAAGTTTTTAATTAGACTAAGTTTAATAGCATTATTACTGCTTATGTGGACCTTGTTGTCCCCAACAGAAAAAGCACATGCTGAAGAAACCATACAACTAGCAACAACTAACCAACCCATAATAGATACTGCCACAGTGGTAGCACAAACTATAGAGTCAGCAACTGCTGCTATTGCTCAGGCTGAAACAACGACGGCAGAGGTAAAGATAGACGCTCAAGCCATTACAAGCCCTACAGAGACTATAACAGCAACTATCGCTATTGCTGAAGAGTCTATACTACAGGCTAAATCAGTTGTTGATAGTGCAACTGTGGCTATAGCACACAAAGAGCAGGCAGAAACCTCAACAGCAGTTGCTATAGCAGAAAAAAATATAGCCATATCTAATTTAGAAACAGCCACTGCTACTCTTCAAATAAAAACATCAGCATTAAACATTGCTCAATCTGCAGTAGACTCACAAACAGTTGTAGTCAATGCCGAAACATCTGAACTTACAGCATTACAAAATACCCCTTCAAATTCTATGACATACACTACTCCTGGATATGTAGCACCAGAGGTTATCGATACAAATATAATAAGCACAACTATGCTACCTCCTATGTGGGATGCTTCTACAAGGATTGAGACTCCATTTGATATTAAATTAGGAAATACGGTTTATGAGGGACAAGGTAGCAATAGTCAATTATATGTAACCTCTAAATCAGCATTAACATTTGGCGCACCAGACTGGACATATCATGATTGGCCATCAATTGCTGGTATTTATGTATTTCAATCAGACTATATGAGTAATGGCAATGGTGCAGATATTATCGTAACTACTACATCTAATACTCTTGCAATATCTTGGGACCTAAGAAGGTTTGGCGATGGTAATGGAGCAATAACAAATACAGATTTGTTTATGATAGTAAATCCAAACTCTGGTGAGTGGACAGCAACTGCAACAATTGCTGGTAATACTAGTGGGCTATATGGTGGTCCAAGAACTGGTGTAAGACCAGTCACTGGCCAAGCAGTTCAACCAATGACTTCTGTTGGAAATGCAGATCTACAGTCTCAAATTTCTGCTCAACAGACTATAGTTCAAGAAGAAACTGCTGAGTTAAATAGTTTAACTACAATTAAAAATACCGCTCTGTCTGAAAAAACATTAGCCACACAGCAAGCAAACTCTGCAACTATCACATATAATTTAAAAAATGCAATTGCTACAAGTGCTATTGCTAATTTAGCATATGCTACAAACGCAGCAAATCAAGCGATGGACCTAGTTTCTCCTGCAATAGAAAATATGAATTCAGCAGTATCAGCAGCAAACTCTGTTGTTCAAAATAAACTTGCTGAAGAAGAAGCATCACGCCAAGCAGCAGCACGAGCAGAAGCAGAAAGACAAGCAGCCATTGCAGCGGCAAATGCTCAGGCTG